TACCACTTGATCCAGATGATCCACTCGTACCGCTTGATCCAGAAGTACCACTTGATCCAGAAGTACCATTTGATCCAGATGATCCACTCGTACCGCTTGATCCAGAAGTGCCACTTGATCCAGAAGTGCCACTTGATCCAGATGATCCACTCGTACCGCTTGATCCAGAAGTACCACTTGATCCAGAAGTACCACTTGATCCAGAAGTACCACTTGATCCAGAAGTGCCACTTGATCCAGATGATCCACTCGTACCACTTGATCCAGAAGTACCACTTGATCCAGAAGTACCACTTGATCCAGATGATCCACTCGTACCACTTGATCCAGAAGTGCCACTTGATCCACTCGTACCGCTTGATCCAGAAGTACCACTTGATCCAGAAGTACCACTTGATCCAGAAGTACCACTTGATCCAGATGATCCACTCGTACCGCTTGATCCAGAAGTACCACTTGATCCAGAAGTACCACTTGATCCAGAAGTACCACTTGATCCAGAAGTACCACTTGATCCAGATGATCCACTCGTACCGCTTGATCCAGAAGTACCACTTGATCCAGAAGTACCACTTGATCCAGAAGTACCACTTGATCCAGAAGTACCACTTGATCCAGAAGTACCACTTGATCCAGATGATCCACTCGTACCGCTTGATCCAGAAGTGCCACTTGATCCAGAAGTACCACTTGATCCAGATGATCCACTCGTACCGCTTGATCCAGAAGTACCACTTGATCCAGATGATCCACTCGTACCGCTTGATCCAGAAGTGCCACTTGATCCAGAAGTGCCACTTGATCCAGAAGTGCCACTTGATCCAGAAGTACCACTTGATCCAGAAGTACCACTTGATCCAGATGATCCACTCGTACCGCTTGATCCAGAAGTGCCACTTGATCCAGAAGTGCCACTTGATCCAGAAGTGCCACTTGATCCAGAAGTACCACTTGATCCAGAAGTACCACTTGATCCAGATGTGCCTGAGCTACCACTGGTTCCACTACTTCCGCTTGTACCACTTGATCCGCTTGTTCCAGAAGAACCACTTGTTCCAGACGGACCTTCTACGCCTTCAACTTTAGTAATTAAAATTCTACTAGCAGGATAATTGTTTCTTACATTTATATTTTGTGACGTCAACTCGTTATGAAAAACATATACTTCAAAATAATCATTATTTGCTAATGTTAGTGTTGAACTAAAATGTGTTACAGGATAATCATCATTGGCTGAAATACTATTATAAGAGTATCTTGGTTGAGAAGGAGAGGCGCTATTCTTAACTATAAATACTGATCTAGTAGTACCAGCGGTTGCACCATTTGCCCAGCTTATGTAACCATCAATATTTACAATACAAGATTCTCCAGAACTATTTGTAAATCTATTTGATGAAGTAAAAGTTAAACCAGTATTTCCTTGACTATTTGCAGTATCAACAGTATTCCAATCTACTATAGTATCTGTACTCGGAAGTATTGTTTGAGCGGTATTATTATATTTAGCTAAAGAGCTTGCTTGTGTTGCTGTTCCACTAGTTCCTGATGATCCACTTGTACCTGACGATCCGCTTGTTCCACTTGATCCACTTGATCCGCTTGTTCCTGATGAACCAGAAGTTCCGCTTAAAGGAGAAATTTCAACACCACGAAAAGTTAATACATTTGCAGTTGTATTTGTTAACGCGAATAAAATCGGCTTAGAAATTGTTCCATAGGCAGAAGGCTCAACTGGTTGCCATGTCCCAGGAGTAAGTTCATTTAAAAAATAAATAGCCCCAGCAGTCAAACCCGTCAAACCATTTATTAATCCATCTATTACTACTTTAAAAGTATCTCCATTTACTGATTTAACGACACCCAATACTTCTGCATTTGCGGCGCTGTCTGCTTGCGCTTTAAAATAATTTGTCCCTCCTGCGTATCCGATAACATCACCAACACTAAAACCATGACCAACTTTTGTAAACTCTTCAATTAAAGAAGTGCCGCTCCCTGTATCTAATTGTTTTTTTACAATGTTATCTTCAACTACTAATTTATATAAATTTTCTGAAGTTGTTGTTGTTGGTAATTCAGTAAATACTAAATCATTACTACTATTATAATACAACGTACCTGTTGTTAATGTATCCGAATCAGAGAATTTTGGTATATATCCACTAACACCAGATCCATCAATTACTTTTTTACCACTTAACGGACTAAGATTTATTATGTTATTTACGTATCCAGAAGATATATAAAAAAGATCAGAAAATTCTGAGACTACTTCATCACTATTTATTGCGCGAACTTTAACAAAATAATCGTTTTGTTCGTTTACGGGAAAAATAAAACTTGGATCAATAGGCGAATAAGTAAAATCAGCAAAACCAGTTATTCTTTTTGCCATGCAAATACCAGTATTGTAGTCACCCAAATAAGTTAATCCCGTACTATTTAAAGACGTATTAGTTAAGTATCTAGAATCAGAATACGTTCCTGTATAAATCGTACCAGTATAATGTCCCCCAGAAGGTAAAAAATTAAAAGAGTTATTACCTGTATAACCATAAGATAAAAATACTTCATTATTATTAGAACTACCAGAAGGCACTCTAATTTCAGTAATATATTTTAAACCTCCCGAATACTCTTCATAAAGTCCAGTAGGAAATGAACCGAAATTATCTACATATATCGTATGATCAGACCATTGTATTCCCGAAGATCCATAATTTTGAAAAATAGACCCACTAGAACTCATTCCTGTGCCGGTTCCAAATTGTAAATCGCCTATATTTTCAATCGATCTATTTTGTAAAAAGTAATCGTATTTATTTTTATTTTTACCGCTTTCTTCCACTAATATATGGAAACTACAATCTTGAGATTGAGTTATTGAATCCCATTTAATAAAAGCATTTAGATTTAAATCTTTTGACTTATCATTAAAGTCGAAATAAACATAACCAGTTATATTTTCAATTTTTTCTGGCAAGCTGGTATTAGGGGACGGTTTTATTCCTGAAGAGGTAATTAAGGCACCTGTTTCAAAATAATTTGAAGGCAATAAATGAACATAGTATGGTTCTCTTATTGCATTATCAAAAACATTAGCAACAGAATTTAAACTCAACAAATCCGGTATTTGTATAGAATCAATATCTGGAAAAGTTGCTGTGTAATTATACAAGTAATTAGCATTACCTAAATCAAAATCTGAATCGTTAGTTACAAAAACATTTACATTTTTTATAGAATTTTTATCAGAATATTCTAAAGACAAAAATGAAGATGAAAAAGTCCCCGCAGATATAGAAGAAACACTTAAAGTTGATGATGGGAAATTTATTAAAGCAACACCAGTGCTATACAACCCCGAAACACTAACAGAAACCACATCAATAAAAAACTGATTTAAATCTATTAAATTATTTTGCCCAGTTAAAAGCGTAAAAATTTCTTTAATATCGCTTGTATTTTTTGAATACTCTGTTATGTTAAATTGTACTGGATCTTGATATAATAAATTTCTATTTATATCATAATAATTAGCAAAAAATCCAGAAAAACCATCGTCTATAACGACACCTGAAATTATATTTTTAGATATAGGTTTTTCAGTTTGCCACTTTAAATATATTTTTTCTTGCCTTAAAGATCCACTAACCAAAACCGTTGAATTATCAAAATTAAAAGTCGAAACTGGAAGGTTAGCATCATATGTTGATAAATTATTATCGAAAGAAAAAACTAAGTTTTTTATTAAAAACGGTTCCGAATAATTTATATCAATATTTTCTATAAAAGCCATATAGTTAATTACACGTTAAAAATTTTATAATTTGAATCGAACGCATAAAAATCTACAGATGTTTTAAACGTTTGACCGCCTACTTGAATTTCGCCTAAAAAGACAGTTATAAAATTTGCGTTAGATTTTAAAACATTAAAACTAAGTTTTTTTCCATTTCTATTGATTATACACATGATACCAAAAACATCTTTTGCGCCCCTATCTTGCAAAATATTAAATAGTTGAATAAAATTTATTTGCGCGTATTCGAATTGGTTATTTTGAAAATCATCATTTAGCGTTTGCTTTTCTATGTAAAAAGTATAATCATAATCAATAGATACCGCTGCTTCATAATTAGCTGGAAAAACTTTAAAATTAGTTACCAACTCTGAATCACTAAAAATTTCATTAATTACTTTATCGTTGGAAAAAACAATTTGTTTTTCTTTGCTTTGGTTTTGTTTTACATAAGAATTGTTTTCGATAATATTAAACTTTTCTTCTTCGTATTTCATTGCAGAAAAAGAATATTCATTAGAAGAAACTTCGTTTATGCTTATTATTTTATACAAATCGTTTTGAGAGTCCTCTTCGTTAATATAAATAGCAAAATTAACGCCAGATCTTAAATTTGAGTATTTACCATATATTACGTCTGGATATTTTGAAAAAAGAATATTTTTAATTACTGTATACGAATAAGTCATCGCTACGACTCCGTGTAATGGCTTCCCTTTAGTTGTAGTAAATACGTTAACTGGGCCATAAACTAAAGTTTGATTTCTATAGTATCTTACATACTCTCCATCATATGTAATTTTTAATACATCAGTTTCTTTAACGCTATTATCAGCCACAATTAAACTTTGCGGCGTATTGTTTTGTAGAATTGATAAAACAGCGGTTCCTCCACCTGTGATTTGAAATCCATAATTTATGTCGCTTTGATCTACTTTTGGATTATTTATTGTTGATAAACCAACGACGCTAACATGAAGCGCAGGAGAAACAACAGAAAAAGATATTTGACAATCATCAACAAAACTGTTATTAGTATAAGCTTTTTTATCGAAAATGACACCAGTTCCTCCTCCCGTAAGTTTCAATCCATCGTCTTCTACGACAATCGATTTAACAATAAACCAACTCATATAAGCATGAGAAACTATTTTTAAACGCAAATTATGATTATCCACTTCTAGAACTGAAAAATTAAATTCTGAAACCACATTATCTACACTAGAATAAATTTTAACACTTTTACCCAAACAATTTTCAGAAACCTCTCTATCAATATATATATAGTTATTTTTGAAATCCAATTCAGTTATTTTTCCAAAAACCATAGAAGCATTTTTAAGATTATCTGATATTCTTATAACATTTCCTATTTGCAATTGAGTTGCTTCTATGCCAGTTGAAAAACCTACTATTTCAGACTCCAATTTACCAGTAGAAAGATACCATTTACCTATTCTTTGAGCTTCAGATTTACTCGTTATACCAAAACTTAAAATCTCTTTTTCAACTACTCCAAACTTTCTAATTAAATCAGAGTCTTCTACATAAATAATTTTATCTTTAAAGTTATCGTTTTTATCTAAATAAGGAACTTTAGCTATTGAAAAAGAATTATTCAAATCTCCAGAAGCGTATGTAAATAAACCATCTTTTACATTTGAATTAGTAAAAATATAAACCGGATTTTGCTTAACATCTGAAGTTAAATTAAGCAAGCCATTTTTAAAATAAAAAATTCCTCTAAAAATAGAAGCAAGATCAGTCAATGTTTTCAAACCTTCATTTTCATTATTTATAAGAACGTTGCATGAGAAACGCGGTTCTAAGTATTCGTTATAACCAACATGTTTCGCCACGCAAGAGCCTTTATTTACGTTTAATGATGTATCAAATATTTTCTTGCTCATGTGCGACACACTGACATCCACATCTTGAGATTTAAAACTCAAATTCAAGCCAGTAATACCAAGAAAAAATTTAAGAATAAAAATTTTAATTTTATCTTCAACGTTTTCTGTAGGATTCGATTTTAAATATTTAATTAATTCTGTAAACAATATACCTTTTAAATCTTGTTCTAATATTTTTTTTGGACCAAAATCATTACATAGTTTTAAAACGACTGTAGTACTAGTTGGCTTAGAGACAGAACAAATGATTTTCTTATAATTATATTTTATGTCTTCATCAAGTTTATTTTTTAAATCATATAAATACACTATAGAACCAAAAGGATATCTTTCTTGCAGTTTTTCTAATGTTTCTGTCGATGCTACAGTAAATGAAATTGAATTATAATTTAAATCTTGTATTGATAACGAATTATCAAAAGAAAATACATCTGAATTATATTTACTATTTGAATATGTTTTAACCAGTTCATCGCAAAATTTTGATAAAGTTAAAAACTGCCATTTGTTTAGATCTATTTCGTTTATTTGACCTTTTCCTAATCCATATCTACTATTAGAACAAAGATCATAAAACACCCAAGCTGGATTATTAGTCCATATTAAATTTTTATTAAAAATACCCGACCAATTGTTAGTATATTCTCTGACTTCGCCATCATAATTTTCTGGAACTTTAATTTTTAGAAGCTTGCAATCGTAAGATCTAACTGGAATATTATTAAAATGCCTTGAACTCACTGAATTGTAAACAAGAGCAGAATAAGGGAAAGAAAATGGATATGATATATTTTCTATTACTGAGTCTAATGATATAGATCTTTCTATTTGAGTTTCACCACCAGAAGGAGGTTTAGGTAATAAACTATAGATATTTATTACTATTTCTGGAAAATTTATATTTTGTTTGTCAGAGCTGTCTAATTCAACTTTGAACGGAACCATGATTGCCCCACCTTTAGCAACTAAATTACAACTACAAAATAAATAATAATTTTTATTACTAGACTTATTTTCAACATTAATTATAAAAATCGCCGATGTAGCTGATGTACCTGCGCTATTCACCGAAAACAATTGATCCAAACTAATATTAACATCAAAAGAATCAGAATATTTATTTTGAACAACATGACTGACTGTAAACGCATAATCTTTAGCTTTTATATAACTTTGAAATTTTGTATCTTTTGTGTCGTCCTCAAAAAAGATTGTTGCAATGTTGCTTAGTACCGTACCTGTTAAATCAACTTTTACATCATTAAGACCCGCTACTTTATACGAACCCTTTGAAAAATCATAAATTTTACTTTTATATGTGTAGATAGCTCTAGAAAATAATACATTATTTTTAAATTGATTTCCAAAAGAAACCGCAAATGAAGACTGAGAAAAATTATAAAGATTAGTTTTTTTATCTACAAGAGGTATATCATTATAATATATAGCTTTGCCCAAAACATTTGATTTGGTTTTAACGTTTATGTAATCTACAGAGTTCCCATTAGAATCAACAAAGCCTTCAATCGGACCTTCGCATAAAAGATCTATAGCATCATATTTAGATTCAGTTTCTAAAGTCTGATTTATCTGATTTGTATTGTTTATAAATGTACTTATTATAGGATCAACAGAAATTTTCATAAAAATTAAGGAGCGTCTCTACGTTCAAAGTTTTGTTCTTGAATTGCTCTGTAAAAGCTTGAAAGTTCAGAATTTTTATCTTCATTTCGAATAACAAAACTAATACTATTAGCTATTATAATAGATCCTATTTTTAATCTTCCATACCCTATTGGAATAGCAACATTTCTTAAAGACACATTTTCGTAACTAGAAAACAATCTAGAAACAGTTTTAATATCAATAGGTGACTTTGGAGTTAATAATTTTGTTATTAACATCTGAATTCCTGTCGAAATAGCCAATAATATTAAACCAATTAATATTTCAGTACCAGCGCCTAAAATAAGAGGAACAATCTCTATTTTAGATTTTTTGTGTAAAATAGGTGAATTAATATATTCTGGAGGCATGATTTCGCCATCAACATAAATTATAAAATGAGTTATATACTCATTTAATACGCCTAATGTAGATATCAATTTATTTGAATTAGCTTCTATGGCTTCAAAAGCTTCTAAAACCGATGAAACATTCAAATTCCATTCCGTATCTATAAAATTTTCAAAAATTCCATTTAATTTTATATTCACCATATTATTATTTACACTTCATTTCTTTAAATTCTTCAGATTTTACGTTGTATAACAACATATTCATATTATGATATTTTTGTTGCAAAATGTCTAATTCTGAAAAAAATGCATTATCAATATGGCTATGAAAAAAATATAAAATCTTATGGTTGTTTTTTATGTTCAGATAGTCTTTGGGAGACACTAGAAAAAAATTTTTCTCATCTGGATGCTTATTTTCTGTTTTAATAAAAAACAAATCGTCTTTTTCAAGAACAACGAAACCGCAAACTTCTTTGTGACAATTTGCTACGCTATAATTTTTTATTTCAGCAAGAATTTTATCGTTTATTATCATGTGAGAAAGTAGAAGGAAACCCTCCAAATGGTAGAGATCTGCCATCTTCACCTTTTTTTAAAACATAATCTTCAAATCTCAATAAGCATCCTTTAAGTGTTTTTGAACATTGATCTTGTTTCCAAATATCAGTATTTAAATCTGGTTGTTTATTGAAAACGCTATCTTCTATACAAACGTAAAATAAATTCGGTTTATTATTAAAAGACGAAATAGATTCAGTTTTTAAATTTGTTGTGATATTTGGTATGAAATCCAAATAAACAGAATCCCCTTTATTATAAGTAGATGTATCAGTCCATTTGCCAGAATAATTTATTGAAGAGAATCCATAATTTTCATTACTTAATGATGTTTTATAGTTAGCTAAAAATACTTTATCATTTTCATCGGCAATTGCCATACCAACCATTTTTCCTATTAAATTTGCGGTGTTTGAAACTTGTGTTGTATTTGTAGTTACAGGTCCAGAATAATCCGCTGTATTACCATAATTACATCCATAGCATCTATATCCCCAAGAACAAGTATCATTTGTGACTTTTCTAGAAGGAATATTGATATTTTGAATATCTATTTTTGTGGCAAGCTCTAATTCAATAAATTCTTTATTTTCTGATTTTTTTAAATTAATTAAAAATTCATCATATGAAATATACGTTTTAAAGTTAGAAACTCCAAAAGGGTTTATTCCATCTGAAAAATTAGAGACATCCAAGTCTCTTGCTAATATTTTTTTTCTAATGAAACTTTTACCAATTAAGTCGCCTCTATCTTTTAAAACATAAGACATGTAATTATTTATGTTAGCAATTTTTAATGTTGGCTTTGGCTGTCTTCCATCCGAAGACGACTCTAAATTTGACAATTCACATGGTATAAATATATATTCTTGATTTTGAAAAGATATGTTTTTGGAAAAATTTTTAGATCCATGAAATCTTAAATAGCCCTCAAATGATTCTAATTGTATTTCAAAGAGATCTAAAATTACATAATTGTCTAATTTAAAAAACGTATTCATATTAAACTGTTCCTGCCACTGAAAAAATATTTGGTAATCTATAACTATATAAGTCAGAAGATTTTAAATTTAAATTACTAACACCATTCTCACCAGCAAATAAACTAAAATAATCATTCACAAGAAAAGAATAAGCTGTATTTAACTCTTGTTCACTTAATACTCTATTATAAAAACTTATATCAAAATAATTGATACCAATTGTTGTGCTTCTATTTATTAACTTTAATGTTGTTTGATTTAAATTATTAATCAATAACGGTAATTCCGTCGCGCTTACTGTAGAAAAATTAACTTGATTTCTATTTATAAAATAAAAATATTTATTTTGCACTCTTCTTATTTGTAAAACGAATGGCTGATACAAACTTGCAGATGAAATTTTGTGAATAACTGTATTTGAGCCTGAAGTCGTTAAGTCTATAGTCGCGCCTCCAGAAGAACTGGAGATTGTAAAAGTATTTGCGGCTGGCACAGTTTTTACATAATAAATTTGTTTTGTATATGGAGTGGATATATCATAAATATTTATCGGCAAAGGCAAACTGTCTCCAACAAATCCAATCGTATCTCCAACTAATAGATTATGATTAGTAGTTGTAGTTATCACATTTGTAGTCGTATTCACACTACTTATCGACAACAACGAATATAACTGTTTAGATATTTGCTGGCTTTTTGCATTTGAACCCATAGAAATAGCAACGTCTTTTTTATTTTGCAAACATGCGTTTTTATAATTAAAAAGTAAATTCTCTTTAAGATAACGATTATAAATTAACGGATCATTTTCAAAGGTCTCAAATTGATCTTTTGTAATATTTTCAGTATTTGCTGTATTAAACCAATCAAATAAAGATGCGTAAAGATAAGAAAATTTACCATTCACAGAATCAAACGCTGTATATGCAAAATTATCGAAACTACACACAAAAAACAAATCAAAATCAACACAACTAACATTTGCAGATCCAAAATTTAATTCTAAAAATTGACTATTTTTTAAATTAATAGTTTCGTAGCCTAAGCTTTGATAATTAGCATTATAAGTTCCACCTGATGTACTACTCAAAGTGTAAGTAGAAATAGTAGTATCACTAGCCCATGAAGTACCACTAGCTATACCGCTATTTTTAAATCTAAATACGGGAGTAGATGGCAATACATTATTATATAAATTAAATTTCAAATCGGATTCTGAATATGTTTCCGCTATTTTTCCAGGCAATCTGTTGGTTCGAATTGTATTAATAGGATAATAAAGAACATAGTCTGGAAAAGGTGTAACTACTGCGTATCCATGATTATCTAAAAAGACATATCTATTTTCTTCTCTATTAGTTATATAATTTGTTGATTTTATAAATTTTGAGTCTTTATAAGAGTCAATAAGTAAAGTTGCACTACCCATTTCACCATATCCCGAAGGGTTAACGGATACAACGTACCTACCAATTTGACCAACTCCTTGAGTAGGTCCAAGAACTGCGTTTCCCGCTGTGCTGTAAAAACCAACCGTCCAACGCAAAAATTTTTTATTATTGATAGGATCTAAATAGAAATTTTTTGGCATCGAGCCATTTATTCCAACAAAATAAGTACGAGAAATGTTTGCAACTAATTGATCATGAAATGTATGTTTATCTGCAAGAGTATTATACGCATAAATAAGTCCTGCTTTACCTCCTCCACCACCAGACGCTATTGCAGATGAAAGATTGTTGTTTATATTAACTTTTTGAGGATTACTCAATTGACTATATAAATTATATTTTATATCTTTTCTTTTACCAACGTCCTGTATTTCGCTTTCAATTTTTAAAATAATTGCTGGACCACCATTTGAAGAATCATTATATCCTGCTTGATTCTCAAACGCTAAAAAAGAAGGCTTAGGAATAGCCCATAGGATTACATATTGATTTGTATTTGGTGGATAATCTGTTCCGTTTTTATTGCCAAACGGCTCATTTATATTTGTTCCATTTCCCATTGCGCCTAAAATTTGAGTTGTGCTGGGAATATAAAAATTAACGAATGTTCCTCCGACTCCACTAAAATTTTGAAAAATCCCTTCTAAATTAATCGCTCCTTTAGATGTGTCAATAGATTGAAAAATGCTATTTTCTGGCAAATAAACGTTTATACCAGAATAACCAGTAAAATTAGCACTCCCTAAATTAGCTTCTATTATTTTACTATATAAATCGTATGTAGACGTAAAAAAAGAATTGTCGGGAGTTATATGAAAATCAAAAGCTTGTTTTTCTATTTTAATATTTATTGGAGTTCCAGAATATCCAATAAAGACTTCACTTGAAACCGGATCTGATAAAGATTCTACTCCACTAGCATAAATTGAAACTCCACTGTTATTGTTAGAATATGTATGTATTCTAGCGTAATAATCCGTTTCTCTTGCTAGTGCTGTAAAATCGTCCTGTGTTACTACATTTTTTATATCATCATCTCCAAATCCATAATACGTAGAAAACTTAGGGTTTTGATTTGTGTTTTCTGCTATTCTAATTTGTTTAGTGTACGCTACGGGTGACGAAAAAGAAGAATTTGTGGATATTTCTAAAGTGTATCCAGTAATAAAATAATTGTGTAAATTGTCTCCTGTTATACCTGTTGGAGGTTTCCAATAAAAATTATAAGCTGGAGGATTAAAGTTGCTAATTACTCTAAAAGATCTTGGATTGCCTCCGGTAATGTTTAAAATTCTTTTACCTGTTATGTTTAAAGTTATATCTCCACTAGGATCTACGCTGCCATCTTCAATCGATGTAGATTGAATTGTCAAATCTGTAATTTCATCTCCTATAGAAGAAGTTATAGTTGGCCTATAAAAAACATCAAAAAGATCAAACGAATCTGGATTTACGACAAAAGAACTTTTAGAAATACTAAAATTTGTATCGTTTGAGTTTTCAACAGAGTAAGATACTTGAGCGTTTCCACTATTAAAAACAGTTATTGGAAAATGAATACCAAAACCAGTTAAGCAATTACCAATATTTGTACCAGTTATTTTTACATAGCTCATAGTTTTATAATAGTATTAAAATAAACATCTGAAATTAATTTTCCTTTAAATTCTAAAAATTTTACATTAATGTCGTGATTATCTTTAAATTTATAAGTATGACTCCATTCTGGACAATAAAAAGTTAACTGTTTATTGTAAGGCTCTGGTAAAGTAAATTCAAATAATTTAAAACCACATCGATCATCTAAAAACTTTAAAACAGCAAAAGCTTCTTTATCAGATCTATTAGTAAAAGACAAAGATAGATCTAATATATTTTTATTTATTCCATCTTGTTCGAACGCCACAGAAGTCATTTCGTATTCATTTTTTAAAAATCTAGGCTTCAACGGAATGGCAAAATCTAAATCTGGTTTAAAATAAAAATCTTTAGTAAATAAACTATTTGCACCAGTTGGACTTTGACTTAAATTTAAAGATGTTGATGCGTCACCAGTATACCAATAATATCCACCATTAATAACAGAAGGATTGTTATAATAAATTACATCGTGTTTATTATATATATTATTAAGTATAAAAGGTCTAATCGCTGATGTATCAGTGATTGAATAACCTCTATAGTTTAAATTAGAATCGTAAGCTGTTGTGCAATTGATTACTATATTATTAATGTTTGAATCTACGGATTTGTAATCTAAATTTTCAAAATAAATTTTAGCGTCATTTCTATAAGGATAAAATAAATCCATAGAAACATTTTCATAAGAATCTACCATAGTTAAAGGTTCGTTTTCAAAAGAACTTTGAAAATAACCTGCTAATGCGTGCGCTTGTTTATCTGTTAATCCCTCGTAATTAATTGAAAAATTTGTTGCTAAATTATTAGCGTTAGGTATAACATTTAAAAAATAACCATCACCATAGTTAGCTTTTATAGCTTTCGTTGAAAAGTTTGCCGAACATCCATATGTTTTATTAAAAAGATTATCAATATTTTTTGTTAAATGCAAAGACCCAGTTAAATTGATTGGAGCATAAGCATAACTTGTAGAAGTAAAATCATCACTTGCGATATACAAGTTGTCATCGTTTTTAAAATATTTTTCAAATAAATATTTTTCTAACTTTAGAATCTCTTCATCTGTTGGCATTTTTGAATAACCTATTATTTCATAATAAGATATATTGCTGGCATCATAATTATAATTAACACCATAATTAACTGCGCTAAGTATTTTACTATTACCAGCAGTTCCAATTCTCAAACTGGCGCACCCAGTAGCAAAAAAAGCAGCAGTGTTTTCGCTTAAAGTTTGAAATCCATTGTTTCTTACTCTTAAATTTGTTGTCGTGTTGTTTTTTAAAATAGAAACTATATTTTTATTGAATAAATTAGCCGCTGAAAAATCAGCGTTTATACTTGCTGCGGTAAGTTGATTTGGATCAGAATCAATAACAAAACGTTGAGATCCAGGTTCCAAATTAAAATTTGTAATTTCTGAACCATTTATATTATTGCCATAAACTCCAAAAAAACCTGTAGATATCGTTGATGTATTTGCGTTATCTGTGTTAATAATCGTTGAATAATTTGCAAAATAACCTCCTACTTGTAAATTTCCTGCTCTTAAAGAATCAAACTTATAAACAACAAACCAACATCTATCTCCTGTTATAAAACCACTGAAATTAGGAGAACCATTTGGTGGATATAGTTGATTATATATACCTTGACTTGCATCAGCAATGCATTGAACAGCATTTGTAGTATTATTATAAATCGGTTTAGATCCGTCGCCATCATAATTATAAAGATTTTCAGTAGAATGACCGGGAGCAGAATTATACCAAACAGAAATTCTACCAGAAGCATCAAAATCAAAAACATTTAAATCATCAGTTTTGAACCAAGCGAATAAACCAGATATATCGAGGGGATTTACACCATTACCAGTATAATATTGATAATCAACTAAATCATATTTTTCATACGATACGTTATTAACATCAAAATCTTTTATACCTGAAACTGAAAACTGTGTATTTATAAACTTACTCATAAGCTATTCCTTAGTAACGCCAAACGTTGAGTGATAGACAAAGTACTTTGCAACACTCCATCATTAGAAACGTTTAAAGAACGTGATTCTATTTTTCCAGAAACATTGAAAGTATTTAACAAAGTGTTGTTGTAGTTTTTTAGAAAGAGATCACAATAAACTGACTGTCCTTCTATTTGAGCAACATTTGTTTTTTTGAAATAATTTCCATCTACAGACATAGATTTTGTTTTATTTGTCTTTGCTACTCTGAATGGAGAAATTTCTCCGTTAGCAAAAAAAGGCAACAAATTAACTTTTTCCGAATAATCAAACGAAAAAATTTCATCAAATCCAAAAACCCTATCGACATCCATTAAAAAAGTATGATGTGAATGAGATATATTATTACATTGAGAATTTCTTTTTGAAGAGAATGCGCTTAAGTTTGTTGTGCTATTTGTGGAGTTTATTGTTCCGTACCAATCAAATTCAGCAGACAACAACACAGGCTCAAAATTAGCAACTTTAAAAGATAAAGATTTTAGATAACATTTTGTTATTTCAATTCCAGCAAAGTTACAGTTCACCGAATCTTCATTAGTTGAAGTTGTGTTTAAATAAGAAGGAAGCGAGCCTGTTAAATAAAATTCTGTACTTAAAGATCCTATTATAGTATTATCTGGAGCGTATCTCAATAAGCTTCCATCAGATAACAAGACAGGAGAAATGTTAGACTGCAAAGAAATAGAAACAGAATTAGAATAAAAAATATCATTGTTTATTCTGAAATCTAAATTTTCATATTTTATGAATTTACTCATTATACAATAATATATCTAAAAGAACTAGTCATTTGAACCACAGCGTTTAATGGGGTAGGGCCAGATGTGAACAATCTAAATTGAAGGAGTTGACCAGCAGCAAAGGAATGAGACGTAGGAATAACTAAAGTTGTTGTACCTGCAACTAATGATGTAATCGTGGTTGTATATTTGACATTTGCCGTATCAGTAGTGTCACCAATATTATTTGTTGTAGAACTTGCTGCTGCTGGAGTTATTGCATAAAATTGAAAAATTACATTACTTATCGCGATAGTTGCTGTAACAGAAAACCTAATTCTTTGTAGACTACCAGCATACATAGCGACTCCAAAAGGAGCATTACCAATAATATTAGAATTATTAGACGCAGAAGAAGCGTTAGTACCAAAAGGATCTATATATATATGACTTGATCCAGCCAAGCTAGTGGTATAAACTTGTATATATTGGCCTTTACAATAACTGCTAGCTGTAGTATAACTACCATCTATATCTAAATTTCCGGCAGTTGATAATTTCGCAACAACGTCTGGGCTTGCACCAAAATATCCATTTTTTATAAACACAAAATCATCATTACCTCCAAAAGTTGTATCGTTATATATGTTTCCTATTGACCACACATCAACATCAGGACTAAAATCATCATGTCTAGAAAAAGTTACAAAAGAATTTCTTGGTCCCGAGTCTCCACCAGGAAGATCAATAACCTTATTACTAGCTATTATTATTTCACATGTTTTTTCATAATCTGTTTCAAAATAAGCCAAAGAATTACCTGCACTTGTTGATTTTAAATGCAATTTATATAATGGACTTGTATTACCTATTCCCAAAAGCCCATTACCAGCCATGCTATAAACAAGGTTAGTACTAGTTAGTGAATTAGAGCTTCCAATATATATCTTATTTGCAGAAACTCCAATATGAGCGGTATTCGTAGTATTTTTTAAACTTAAAGATGTATTTGTTTGATTTGTTTCAAATCTGCTGACTTGAGTAGCAGCACCACTTACATGCATTGTATAAGCTGGAATTGTATGACCAATACCTACTTTAGGAGTAGTTGAGTCATTATCTATATATATGGCATTTTTTCCTAAATTAATATCCCCAAGGTTATTATAATTTAATAATAAAATTTCATCAGTAGCGCTAGTTTTTATTTCTCCAGTATATGGATCAAAAATCAAAGCATTTCCTGAATTTTGAAATTGAATAAATTCACCACTAATTAAAAACTTATTAGTTAAACCACCAGTAGTACCATGAATTGCAAAATTACCACTTTGATCAACTGCCATTAAATTAGTAAAACTAGAACCACCATTAACGGAGGATTCTAAATATAGTTTTGTATCGTTTGGCTTTTTAGAGAATTGATAGTAAACGCTTGGATCTGTAATAGAAATTCCAATTTTTCTAGCACTACCACCACTGATTCTTATTTGACCTAAACCTAGGGTTGCGCCTGGAACATCAACAACATCTAATGATACACCTGGAGTTCTATCATTTATACCTACAAAACCATAATCTCCACTTACTGAAAGACCGAAAACTCCAGCATCTTCAAAAATTGTAAAACCATTATCATTTTGAGCGGTGAAGCCCGTAAAAGATTGAGACAATTCATCTCTTGTTATTTTATTGTCTTGTGAGGAATTGGCATTCGATATTAAAAAAATGTCGTCTCCCAAAACATTTGCATTTAGTTTGTCCGATAAAGATGAAAGAGGGATTGACATATTAATTATTTAAATATCCTTTATAATTAAGATTTACACTTAAAATGTCGTCGGCAGTTGAATTAAATTCTTGAGATATTAGTTTAACATTATTAAATGATTGATTAAAAATATTTATTCCTAAAGCTTTTTGATATAAAAGCAAATCATCGCCTCCATTAACTCTTAAATTTTGCTTGTTAGTCGGTGTGCTGCCAATCTCTAAAACTTCATCTTGAAAAATTGTTCCATTTATTGATATTGAAAAATTAGCATCTGTATCATTATTCAATATATCATATAATGATTTTGAACTGTAATCATCAACTTCTAAAGTAAAAGACGCTTCAATTTCAATAGGTAATTTTAATAAAACTTCAGAAGGTATATAGTTTAATATGGGCGGCAACAATACTGATGGAGTATAACCGCTTTGATATAATGTATAAATAGGTTCTTTCGGGCAATTAATGGTATAATTAAAATTTGTAATTCTATTTGTGCTAGATCCACTACAACTTAATACAATATCTTTTACTTGTGGAACTGATATAGATGAAGGTTTGCGATTTCCTGATGCATTATAATCTGGCCCCACATCTCCATAAACAACAATATCTGACGTTGTCGTTGGCACTTCTCCTACAGAACAAGAAAGATTTAATGAATTTAGATAGCCTGATAAAAAACCAAATTTTTTATTTGAATAATTTAAACTGCCGCGAAAAGATTTTGCTGTTCTATCTGGATTTTCTCCAGTAAATTTTAAAAACGGATCGTTATATAATAAATATTTACTTATAGAAAAACTTGCAACTGGTACTTCAGCGATAACTTGTTTGTTATATCCAACGCCTATTGTTTTGATTGGCGCGTAATTAATATTATAATTCCCATTAACTGATGTTATACCAGATATAGTACTATCATTTAAGAAAAAATAATTTTCGTAATTTAATGTCGCGCCTTTCATATTATGAATTTCTTGCTCCAGCTAATGAACCGCCAAATTGTTTTTCTTTTCTAATTACTTCGCCAACAGCAGCATATATCTTATTATTCAAATTCTTGGACAACTCAACATCTTGTTGTTCGTAGCTTGTTGTATTGCTTCCCATCTTTAAAGATCCATCTCTTTGAACGCTTGTATTAAAGTTAAATGAATTATTTGCGCTCGTATTATTATTAACCGTGGAGTTGCTATTTCCAGCACTACTAATTGATGAACCACCGCTTTGCATACCAGTTCCGTATCTTTTCACCATTGGAGAATCGTATAGTCCGCCTTCCATATAACCGGGAATCGTATCAGAAAGACGAGAACCAATTAAGCCGCCTGTTTGTTTGCCTGCTTTTTTTGGAGCAAATGGATTCATAGAACCTCTTTGATAAAAAGGAAGTTGACCACTTTGTAAAGGACCAGAAAAAATAGATTTAAATCCAGTATTAGGCGTTCCTCCTATATATTGACCTGTTGGGCTAAGTAAACCTTTATTCATTAAAGGTCTAATAGACATAGACTCTGCTTTAGTTAATTCAGCACCAGATGTTAATTTACCTGAAAGGGCTTGAGTTTTTGTAGCTTGCATATTTTGAGCCACATTAGAAATTCCTGCACCAATAGCTATTGTTGCAGCAGCAGCCACTAAACTACCAATCATTGCTGCTTTTTGTTGTTTGTCGGCTAGTTTTTTCGCTCTATCTTCTGCGGCTTTTTGTTTTGCAGCATCATTTAATTCATTATAATATGGATCGTTTTCTAATCCCATTTGAGTCATATTATTTTCCATGCTAGAAATGTCATTAAATTCTTTACTGAATGCTCCACCACTAGCAAAACGAGGTGCAGCAGAGAAATTCAAGGTATCAAGAGCAGCAGGACCACCCATCGCCATTACCGCTCTTCTATTTAATACATATTCACCATTCTCAAGCATAGCTGGATATTTATCGCCAGTTCCCGTGCCTGATATATACATACCAGATTGAGCGCGAATTATCCCGCCTTTTTGACTCGGAACTGGAATTGCACTTGCTGAACCGAAACCTTGCGCTAAACTAGGAGCAAATGAACCCATAATTTGATAAATACCAGATCTCATCATCATAGTACTTATTTCATCAAGAAATTTACTTGCTATACCCGTTAAAGCTTGACCTAAATTATCTGATTCTTTAATTGCGGCTTTTATACCATCAACTAGACCATCAGCAAACATTTTTGGCAATTGTCTTCCTATAGTTCCAATCAACATTTCTCCTTCAGTAGCTAAATCTCTAAATCCAGCTTTAAATTGAAAAACAAAATCTCTTGATAATTCCATTGCCATAAGAGCTTCTTTAAATTTTTCAGCAGCAATATTTAAATCATCAGCACTTTCCTTTTCAGTAAGAGCTATGTCTTTTCTAATATTACTTATTTTTTGTAAATAGTCTTTTTGTTTATCAGTTGCTTTTTGCATATCCAATGTTCCAAATTGATCTTTTATAAAATTTTCTGTCTTTTTTAAATTTTCTTCTGGTTTTGATAAATCAAAAGATTTTGATAACGCTAGATAAGCGGTTTTTTGAGCGTCTGATAAATTATAATAATCTTGTATATTTGTCGTTAAAAGTGTTTTAGAAATGCCTAATTCTTTTGTTCTTTTTTCTGATTCAGCGTCTTGAATATCAAAGTCATATTGAGTTTGTAAACTACTTCTTTTTCCATATAAAGATTCATCAATCATCATTGTATTTGGCCGTCTCACTCCTCTTAAATTTTTTTGAAATTCATCTTGTCTAGATAAATCTTTAAAAGAGTAATCTAAATCATTAACAAAATCTTTTAATTGTTGATTTAAATTAGCCACCGCTTCAGCAGCATCCGTCAAACCTTGAATCTGTTTGTCTTGACTTGTCTGATATTCATCAAATTTGCTAACAGCAACAACAAAACCATCAGCCAAAGCAGTGCCTAATAAACTTCCAGAAGTTGCTGCTTCTTTTAATGTTGCTACAATTGATTCTAATTCAGTACCTTGTAATCCTCCTTGTTTTAACAATTCAGTTAAATCACCAGTTCTAAACTGTCCAAGTCCAAATGAACTTTCAAGTTCACTAGAATAAACTCTTGAAATTTCCACGATAGCATTGCGATCTACTTTTGACATAGATTTGAAAAAATTTGGATTCTCTTTGTAAATCGTTTCTCTTGTTTTTTTATTTGCTAAATCAATTTTAGAAAGTTCTTTTTCTTTCACTCCTCCAATACCCAAAAATTGCATCATACTATTTACTCCTCCAGAAGCAAATTTCATAAATTTAGCAACCTGACCAGTTCCCCCCTCTTCTTTTATTTTAAGAAGACCTGCCGATTTTAAAGTTTCAAAAGAATATTTTTTCTGAACTAATATAGCATCATTTAATACTGAAGTAGCTTCTTTTTGTTTTAAAGAGTATTCTTGAACTACCGCAGATAAAGAGTTAATATCAGTACCTGCTAATTTTATTTTATTGGCAAAATCTGCATCTTTAATTGATGAAAGCTCCGCTCTAAGAGAAACAAGATTTTTTTTAATATCTTTTGGAGAAGTAGAT